AAATGGCCTCTATTGTCGGTAATCTTTTCCGAATCACTGCTCAACCTGGCGCCGCTGCAACCTTACTTGCCGCTGCCGGTGGCGATAAAGGGGTTGCCGAAGAGATTGGGACTGGTATCGAAGCTGTGTCGAACAAGATGAGTAGTAAGGCTGGTCTTAGCTCTCTTGTATCTCTTATGCTGGCAAACCGTAATTCCGTCAATGGAAATATCTCTGGTGCTATTGCAGAAGAGAAACAGAACACCATATCAGGTCTGTGGGCACAAGTCACATCAACATTTACTGAAGGCATTGTTCAGGCGTTTGAAAATCGTCAAGGTGGATTTGAAGAAATGTTGAAAAAACTAAGAGACTACCTTGCTAAACCCGAAACAATCCAGATGATGCAGAACCTTCTCGATTTAATCATTGAGATAGGCAAAGTTATGGCGTGGTTTGTCAAGATATGGGCCTCTCTCTACAATGCAGCTCCCGGACTTATCAAATTCTGGATCACATTCCAAATGGGTATTACCCAGATGGGTGCGCTCATTGCTCCTATCATATCTTTGATTGGTGTATTTGACCGTCTCAAAGGCTCCATCATGGCTTTGGCCGGCATATCTGCTGCCGGAGGCACAACAATGACACGCAATGTGGCCGGTCGGGTTGTTGCTGGAGGTGCGGCAAACGCTGCTATAACAAACGCTCCATTCATAGTTGGTTCTGGTAAGTGGGGCACAAACAAGGTTATCCGAGGCAATATCGCTACCAGAGCGCATAATGCTATGGCGGCAAACGCTATATTGGCCGGAGAGTTAGCTCTTAGTGGAGCGAACAAGCGAACTACATTGGCCGCGCTCAATAAAGAGACACGCCAGCACTATGCAGCAGTGCGTGAACGAGCCGTGAGAATGTATGGCTCGGCCAGAGCTGGGCGTGCTTTCCGAGCTGCCGTAACCGCTGTGCCAACTATGGCTTCATTCGCTCCGATGTTTGGTGGACTGAAGAGTATGCTTATGGGATTACTTACTGGATTGGCCAAGGCCGCCGGATTCTTGGTAAACCCTGTAACATTGGCTGTTGGTGCTGTGGCTGGACTTGGATATGGTCTCTATAAGCTCAAACAGCGCATAGATGGCACCTCTGAAGCCCAGCAACGTGCAAGAGTACAGGCCAACAAAGCTGCTGATCAAACCCATCGAGAACTTACCAAGGAAGGTCAGTGGTATCAGGATATGATGAATGAGAATATTCCTGAAGCTGCTCCTGTAATATCCAGTATTAACACTACTCAAATCGAGAAATATAATGCGGATAAGCAGAAGTTCAATCAACTTTATGCGACAATTTTTAATGATTTCTCAAAAGATGCAAGTAAGCAGTCAATAAATGATGTTACGACCAAGTGGAAGAATGTCATAACTGCAAATCCAGCTTATTCTCTCGCTATCGGTAATGCACGGAATTATGACTTCTCTAAGAAGCATAAGCAAATGGAGTACAACCTTCATAATGATGCAAGCAATCTTGGTATAGCATTGTGGAATATGTGGCATGCCGATGAAGATACGGCCATAAATCAACGCAATGGTATGGTTCAGGATGCACTTATGATCGAAGGTGCAAATGACCTCCGTACTCAGCAGGCCATACGAGAGATTGCGGAACTCCGTCAAAAGTATCTTGCTGGAGAGACCACATATAAATCTGAAATCGAATATCAGCAGGCAGCCTTTGCCATAAGAGACAAATTCATGTCTCAGTTCACTGCTAAATTGCTTTCTGCCGGAATGACACCTGAACAATTCCAGCAGACAAGCAACCGTAGTGTTTATGACAAGTATCAGTTAGGTGCGCAAAACCTTATTGATGCAACTATCAATGGTCAAATGGGTACCTTGGTGGGAAAAATGAACGCTTATCAGTGGTTGTCAGATGCAGAGAATCGCGCCAAGTTATACACTGATGAATGGTATAACGCAATCTCCAATATCATTGGTGATTATCACGTTATATACGACATCATTTCAGCTGATGGGCAGCGGCAAGCCAATATTGAGTTAATGCTTTCCACTCTTCCGAATGGTCAGTTGAACTTCACGAATATCTTAGATCAAATCCGGACCAAGGTCACAAACTTTAACCTGACTCTTCAAGGGTTCACCGACATTATCGGAACTGCATATAAGATGATGGCCGAAGCTGGAATCATTGACATTAGTGATGCAAATAATCTGAAAAATCAAATCCGTCATCAACTTAATGGTGCTAAATACGGAGATGAAACTCCCAGACAATACTATGCTCAATGGATTGCCAATAATTCCAATTCAGAATGGGTAAAAGCTGGTATCACTGAAAAGCAGTATGTGGACTTTATGATGGGCAGATCCGGCAATACGATTAATCTTGGTAATCGTGTTGTGACACGTTCCGGAGAGCAACAGCAGATGTATAGCAACATCTCGCGCAAAACTGCCAATACCATCATTGAACAGAACAAACACTTGACGGAAAAGGCAAAACAGTTTGGAAACAACAATTCTGGCACTCAGAATACTCCGACCTCAACACCAACTCCGGCTCCAGCGAAAGACCAGCAAGCATACGCTTCTCACTATGATAGAACTGCGGCAAGACCCACTCAGGTTGTATTCAACATTAACAATCTGGCTAATTTTGACCGAACCACAGTGGCCTCCAGTGCTGAAGAGCGTGATTTGATTGCGACAATGGAAGATAGAATAGCGGGAGCTGTCTATCAGATGTTTGCCGAAGCCTCAAATCAGGCTCAGCGAGTAATGGATCTTACATAATCGTAATGCCGCCAAGTACCGAAAATTTGTCGGGAAAGGCGGCATTTTCATTTTCTCATCACAACACTATTATAGAGTATGAGTACAAGTCTAAATAACCTCGCAATAACATCCACCGGCAGTGCAATGGCTTCTACAATGGGGGCCTTGTTCAATACTTTACAGAGTAAAATTGCCAATGGTGGTAGAGATAGCAACTGTAAATTTTACTACAAAGACGGCGCCGGAGGCTCACTACTTCAAGTAGCAGTCAAAGGGGTTGTCCGGGGAGCTGTATCTGAATTGAAAAATGAAGCGGTCAATGCTTTTAACTCCCTTCTGAATGGTAAGCGAACAAAAGATACTGTCGGTGCAGCATGGGTAGAGTCTGAACTGAAGAAACAAGAAGTTGAGGCTAAGGAATACGGTATGATGCAGGTCGATGGTGGAACCATATACGCCTTGGATGATTGGGGTGGTAAAGCTCCAGAGGCATTGATGTTGGGTATTGAACTTGATCAAAGCATTACTGTCACTCAGAAATTCCCAGTATATCGTACCAAAGTTGTCGATGCAAAGAAAGGTATCTATAAGGAGCAAGAGCCTGATACAGTGAGCAATACCGTAACTACAAAAACCTTGGTTTGGTATGACACTACCGCATTGATTACAATCAATTCCGACAAAAACCTCATAGCCACCCGTGTGACTGGCCGAGACTATAGCCGAAAAGAACTGGTTTCCAATGGCGATATAAAATTCACAGTCTCAGGACAGATTACCAGTGGTAAACCTGACATCTATCCGGCAGAAGATATGCAGAAGTTCTATAAGGTTATGCAATACAAGGGTATCATCAAAATCAATAATATGGTACTTGACCAGCTTGGAATTACCCATATTGTTATTGAGAATTTTAGTGTCTCTCCGCGTCAAGGATACAAGGCACTCCAGCAATACACATTCTCTGCTATCGGCCTCCAGCCTGAAAATGAAATCGAAATTTCTGAAGATACGGTTTCTATCATTCCTCAGAAGAATGTATCGGCCAAGGATGATGATGGCAGCGAATGGATGAAGATGTTGAACAACCAGCTTGAAGGACTGAAGTCTATGGCAGCCGATGCACTCAAACAAGGAATTGGACTCGCCGCCGGTCTGCTGGAAGATGAGTTATAATTATGGCTTCAGATTTAACAGCACTCCGAACTCAGCGACCTGATTTAGTTCAGCAGGTCGAATACACCCTCACGCCCAAATACTATCAGCATAAGGCGTATGAGGATAAACTCGCTATACTCGTTTGTCAGATCAAGATATGGAAGGCTAATGGTAATGATTGGTTTTCCATACCTTCAGCTAATCAATGCCTCACCATTAGAGAATGTGAAAGCATTGAAGTGTCAGACTCAGCAAAAAACCTTATCAATAAGGCTGTAGTTAAATTCCCTCGTGGCACTGTAATCAATCTCTCCAGCAGAAAAGAAAAGGATGTAACAAGTGGCGATAAAGCAGACTCAACTGATAAAGAAAACACTCTTATCACAGCTAATAATGATGGTGATATCACTACTTCTCCGACAGCATTATTTAGTGAAGATGGAATTTCCACCACGTCTATGGCCGCCAACTATGATGATAAGGGATTGATAGATTTTAACAGAACAAAGAATGAGCCGGCCTTATTAAGCCCCAACGATGTTGCGGTTGGAAATCGTATTGAAATCAGACTGGGATATGCTTATTCAGAGACTGAGTTCAAGAAAATGAACACTGCTGACAGTGATCCCAATATGGATGTTGTATTTACCGGCTTTATCACAGCCATTTCAGTAGATACACCTCTGGAATTGGAGTGTACCAATATGGCTCATATCCTTGCCTCTGTCAGTACTCCCAACATATCGGCCAAAGCCACATTAATGGTTAAGGATTTTCTCGATGATGATGGCACATATCATCTCTTACAAGATACCGGCATACCTCTGGCCGCTGCCAGCAAAGATTTAACCATATCAGTAAGTGGTGGCTCTATCAGTAACAATCTTACAATAGCCGATGTATTGACTGAATGGAGTAAGAGCGGTGTCCTCTGCATAATGGAAACCAAGTCAGACGGCTCTGTTCAACTCCGTGTCGGCTTGACTTATTATGCCGGGAAAGGAGGTGGCCTACCGAACAATGATAAGAAATACATCACCTACAATGGGGGAAACAACTCAGTCAAACTCATTCAATTTGACTGGGATGTCGCTCATGACAAGCTCAATCTCAAACGCAATGATAAAAAATATCTTGCAGTTGAAGCTCAGGGGCGGACAAAGGATAATCAGTTTTTTAAGCTGACATTGCGTAAAAATCCCAATCCTGATGATGAGGGGTGGGTAATTGATAGCGATGGCCAGTTTCAGGTTGTCAATCGCCGTAAGGTAAAAGATAGAAAGAAGATGAAATTCGTCAATGGCACCTACAGCACAAAGCGTATTGAAGGACATTTGACGGATCCGGCAAAACTCGACAAATATCACGTCATCCAGTATATCTCAACAAAAGTTGGTATTACGGAGGAAGAGTTGATAGAAGAAGCAAAGCAATATTGGGCAAACTATAATCCCAATGGCATATCCGGGTCGATTGAAATATTCGGAGATCTTCTTGTCCGTCCTACCGACATTATAGGATTGATAGATGTTCGACAGCCTGAAAAGAATGGGTATTACTATGTTGAAGCCGTTAATACCACTTTCGGAATGAATGGTTATCGCCGAGAACTTCATATCCCGTTTAAGATCGCCACATTCTCAAAACCAGTTCAAATCATTTAATCATTATGTCGCTCAAAGGAGGAATCAATAAATATTCCGGCGATGTGCGCCGGTCAATAGGCCAAATGGCTCGTCAAGGTATGACTGGGCCTGATGGCGCAGTGCGCGGAACTAAGAAAATCATAGGGTATGTATGTGCCATCCATGAAGAGGGGGATTTGGCCGGAACTATAGATGTTCAGGAATTTAACTATGAGCCTGATGAATATCCGATTATGGGTACCGGCCATCACGAGGGAGTGCTTCTGTCTGCCATTCAGGATAATTCTAATGGTGTTCTGATTGTTCCCATGCTTTATTCAGAGGTTGTTATTGTTCAGAACCCCACAGACGGCCAGGAATATGTGATTATGTATAGCCACGCAAAGCGTATTCAAATGCTCGCTCATTCGCTTGAAGGAGAGGATGATGGCGTGATTGAAATTGGTGTTACTGAGACAGAAAAACTTGTCGAGACTGATGATGGTTTGGATAAGGATTATTATGAATTGGAGCCAACTAAAAATAAGACCAATACAAAATACACCTGCACCACCATCACTGACCAGATTATTTCCCCGGATGATGAAGAGGGGTTCAAAGAAGAAAAAACTGTTGAGCATAAAATCATCACAGTAGGTGACACGAAAATCACCATTGATGGAGAAAACGTAATGATTGAGACCAGTGGCAAGGTCTCATTTCAAGTCGGAGGCACAACCATTACCGAAGAAGATGGCTCAGTGAATATCAAAACCGATAAAGCCAAAATCGAAACAAGCAGTTGTGAAATCAAAGGCTCCGACGTAAAAGTTGACGGAACTTCAGTTACCATTACCGGTGGCACTCTCAAAACCAAAGGAGTATCAGCTACCGACTTAAATGGACCGTTCAATGCCATTAAAGTGTGTCCTTTCAGTGGTGCCCCTCATTGTGGATCATCAGTTAGTGGAACTTAATTATGAGTAAGTCAGCTTTTGCACAAACAATCATATCAAAACTCAAAAGTTCAATAGGCACTTCTGGCAAAGATTATTCTGCCGGGAGTGCCACTGCCGCTATGAGTGCAGTAGCAGCTGGAATTACTGAGTATCTGATAGCCAACACTACAGTCGTAGTTGCTTATGTTGGTATTATCCCTGGCATTCCACCTGCCCCAGACCCATTAGTGTCCGACACTTTTAAGATTGTTGGCAGTTGCGCTCCCACTGGTCCATCGAATAGTTTTGATAGTTGGATTAAACAAATTGAAACTAATATCATTGCCGGATTTCAGTTAGCTCCAATGGGTAGCGGAGGGTTGGTTTTCCCACAAAAGCCATTTCTGCCGATAGGAATAGTAACAACTCAAGCCAATCTGAAAGCCACACACGATGTAGGAGATAAAGACCCACAACAAAAAGTTTGGGAAGTGGTATGTGGGGGAATTATGGACTGGATCAACAGTCTTGCAATGAATGTGACTCCCGGCGCTGCCACTCATCCAACCGTATCATCCACCGGCACAGCAACTATAACCAAAATAACCATAAGTTGAGCCATCAGATTTGACTATTATAGATAAAACGCAGTCAAGAAAGATGGTAAGAGACTTAATCATAGATATGAAGGAGCGCGACTTGTTAACTGAGGACAAGTCCAATGCGTCAGTGCCGATGTTCGACTCATTGTGGGGTAATATCTTCGATGAGGATAAAGAACTTGACATTCTTATCTGTAACATTATTATTCCCGAAGCCTACTGGAGTATTGTAGGATATGAAGATGGCGAAATGACTTGCCGTTTCAAATCTCCATACATACCCAATACCAGCAATTTCAGAATCAGACTTGTAGGATTACGCGATGGCAAGTATTATGTCTTTGAAAGAATCAGAGGCGATTTTGGTTTGCCAGTAAATAGCTATGTCCTTAGCAAGAATATTGCCGCCCCCATACCGGCTTGTATGCTTCCATTCATAGATATTGATGGAGAATTTATGATCAAGATGGTGCAGAACAGCAAGTCGGAGGTACTGGATAAGGCATACATATACTCTGCAAAAAGCACTGACATCAGTATCAATTACAGTGATGATCAGGCTTCGCAGCTCCTGACATTGTGTGCTCCCGGAAAAAGTTATAGATATCCGACAACTGGCGTGGGCATTACCAAATATTTGAATTGTGTAGTAGCTCATTCTGATTTACAGAAAGTTCTGGAAGCTCAATTTAACGGCGATAAGAAACCCATTCAGGATGCAGAATTTGATAACGAGACGTGTAAGCTCGATGTGCTTTTTAGCCCTGAAAAGGAGGAATCAGATATAGGACTGGATGATATTGATGACCTCAATCTCTCATTCTTTAGTTTGTTTACTGATGAATATGTGCGGCGCAATGTGGTCCTGAATGAACTATCAGATACCGATTTTATGGAGCTGTTAAACGGCTATCCTTATGTACTTAATATTCTTTTATTTACAGACTATACAACCAGTGTTTCCAGAATAGCCAATAAGGTCGAACCCGGTCAGTTCAATGGTGTAGGCGAGATTATTCCAAGCGATCAATACTACATCATTTCAGCCACCTTAGAGGCGAATACCATAGTTATGTTCGATGATGAGACCGAGGATAATGTAAAGGACGCTCCAATTTTCATCATCAATGATAATG